TGGTGACTGATGAAGGCGATGGCTCGTAGGTGATATCAGACAAAAACACTGCAGTTCCAGCAGAAGTTCCGCCGTCAGGGCTAAAAGTGGCAGCAGGTGCGTTCGACTTGCCACGAAGGTTGTCCATTGAAATCGTGCCAGATGCCACACCGGCCAATGTCCGCACCGCAGCATCGTTTAAACTGATCGTAGCCGTGGAAGTAAGGCCAAGCTCAGTGTTAACGTCGGACATGGATATGGTGCCGGTAGGAGTTGGCATGCTACTTCCTCAGCATTTCGACTTCGTCGCGTAGCTCTTTGATCGCTTCAATCAATACGCCGACAAGGTTTCCGTAAGCAACAGAGAGCGTGTCGTCCTCACCGATTCCTTGCTGAACCACCTCTGGCAGCACTTCCAGCATCTCTTGTGCTATAACGCCAACGCCAGCTTCGCCCGTATCTTTGCGGGTATATGTTACGCCGCGCATCTTGCCGACGAGATCAAGCGCATTGGTTATGGTGGCGACATCTTCCTTGAGGCGAGCATCTGAATAGGCCGTGACGTTGCCAGCCATCGTCAGGTTGCCGCTCATGTCCAATTGCAAGCGGTTAGCTGAAGCAGACCAACCACCGATGCGTAATACGTTGTCTGGGTCTAGACCCATGTTGACGGCGTAATAGCCAGCGCGGTGGAATGAAAACATCGCCGTGCCAGCATCGCTAGAATACACTTGCAATGGTGGGCTACTTTGAGCGCCACTATAAGCACTACTGCCTAAATTGCTTCTGTAATAAGCCACACCAGTAATTACTGTATTGATGTTAGATACAGCAGCATCACCGAAATTCCAATAATACCCAGTGTTGTTGAGGTCGTAGTAGATTGGCGCTCGCATATCGTTGACGGCACGCATACTTGGGTCTAGCGATGCCATGAATGCGCCATTTTGGATAAGCATCAAGCCGTGAGTGGACAGGTTTGATGCAACCCCACCAGCGTTAGGGTGAGAGAACCACAGGCCATACCCACCAGCCACACTTGTTCCGTCAAGCGTGCCTTTGTAGCTGTCGCCAATCGCCCAAACAAGCTGATAGCGATACGAGCTATAGTTGCCGACATTCCCGCCGCCATGATTGCCAAAATATGTATAGCCAGCGAAGTTTGCTGAATATTCGTTGGCAGGGTTAATGTAATAACCAGTGTTGTCGGTGTCGTAAAAGATAGGCGAACGTATATCGTTCTGATTTATTTGGCTGCCGCCCAACACTTGAATTTGCGCGTTGAAGTAAAAATTGCTGCGGTCAGTGTAGATATGTGCGTGGCCGCTGTTGGCTGGCCCAAACTGTATCCATCCGTATGGTGTGTTATGACGGTAGCCCCAATCACCACCAGCAAAGTAATAGCCACCATCTCCGTAGTCCATGCTTGCCAAGCGGCTGCGACCATTAGGGTCAGCAAAGTAAGCGGTGTTTTGGCTGTCATAGAAGATAGGTGCGCGGAGGTCTACGTTGTTTGTAAACGACCTAGATTGAATGGCTATTTCATTCCAAGCGTCGTAGTCACCGTCCCAACCAGTCCGAACCCATAGACCATTTCCATCTGTTCCGTTGTGCGGGGCGTAGAGTTGGAACTTGGCTTGACCAGCGTTCGCCATACTAAGCAGAACGCCATAATTGTATGCACCCGCCCTATTAGCGCCGGTCGCATTAGTTACAATTCTATAGCTGGCTTCTGCACCATCAATGTAGCTGTTCCAGTCTTCAGACGTAACAGCGTCCCTTAGACGAATATAGGTTTCGTCATTTCCAGTGCCGATAAGCGAACCAGCATTATGATTTAGCGTAACTGTCCCGTTGTTAAAGTTGAACTTTAACTGGTTAATACTGTCGTGATAGATGCCGCAGTGGGAATATCCCGCACGGTGCAGACCGATACCCGCTGTGCCGGATGTGGCCTGAACCTCAAGTTGCAAGTCGGCGTAATAGTTGGATGGCGAAGCAATATTTCTTGTTACGATCAGATCGTTCAGATTAGATGAAACGGTAGGGTCAACGTAATAAGCCGTGTCGTTGCTGTCGTAAAATATAGGTGAACGAACAGACGTATCGGATGTAATGAAGCCACCGCCGCTATAAGCAACGCGAAGACCACCATAAACCGACAGGCCACGCGACGGCGTGTTGCCTAAACCAGAACCCCAACCAGATGGGTAGCCAATATCTACGTTTGAAAATAACGATATGCCTTGGCCGTCTGAACCAGCAGCAAACTGACCACGAATGCCTTTGACGTTTAGACCTTCGTCATTGAGCAATGTTAAAAAATTTACGTTAGCAACGGAAAGCCGTGATGTGCTGTTTGGGTCAACGTAATAAGCCGTGTCGTTGCTATCGTAAAAAAGCTGCGCTCTTGCAGAGGAGCCGTCAGCTAGAAAATAGTCTCCGCCGACAACTCTTGCACGCCAGTTACCTTCGTTGTTTAGAAAGCCGACGTTGTTAGATTGGTCATAATAAACATAGCCACGGACTGTTCCGTTATGGGTATCCCTAAATCGGATGCCTTGGCCGTTGATGTTGCCACCGCCCATATTCCAATAAGAGCCGCTGTCTGACCACCAATGCTGTGCAGTTTCTTGGTTGTATAAGCCCGTGTTGCTGTTGTTATTGCGGAACCAACCCCTGCTATAAAATTCGTTTCCGTAAACAGTGCTTAAATTTGTAGTTGCGTCAGGGTCTGCGTAGAAAGCTGTGTTGTTGCTGTCGTAGAAGATGGGTGCGCGAACATCGATGCTGTTAGTTGCCGATACATCACCACGCATGAAACGTGAAAGGTTAATCTGCTGCTTCTTGGTTCCGGTCGGCTCTGTCGAGTTTGCAATGGCCGTCACACGGTTGCGCGTTATCGTGTTGTTAGTTGCCCCATCCATTGCCATGACATTGACGTTGAACGAGTTCCAGTAACTTATGCGCGGCCACCAGAATTTCAGAACGCCACCTTCTTCAAAGACTTTTATGTAGGTAGCAAAATCGCCACCATATGAAATGCCCGTGTAGTTGATGATGGTGTCGTTGTAGAGGTAGCCCTGCGCTACAACCTTAAATGGTAGGTTAGTGGCGCTGTAACTTTTGCCAGTAATCTCAATGACAAAGCTTTCACCAGCAAAGCCCGTCGCGGGAATGTCGGTAGTGACAAGAGTGCCACTTGTAAAATCGCTGCCGGATTGGAAGCGCGTTGTCCAATCGCTGCGATAAACAAGTCCGCTATTGACGGTAAGATTTCCAAGGCTTTGCAGGCTATCTGCAGTAATCCCGCCTGTGCGAGATCCACCGTTGGGGTCAACGTAATAAGCAGTGTTTTCACTGTCGTAGAAGATAGGTGCGCGGAAAGAACCTGACGAAGCTGTATATCCATCTGCCAAGCTAAGTGGGAAGTGGTATCCGTTGTTCGCGCTGTTTGGCGTGATGAAGTTGACGCCGTTACGGAACATCACCTCAAGACCAAGACCACCCCCGTTAAAGCTGCCGCTTGGGTTGGATGCTGGAGAAACGCCGATGCAGACCGTAGTCAGGGACTGATTACCCAAAACCATCGTCTTGTAGCTGGACGAATATCCAAACGTGGATGGGTATGCCAGTGACACGTCGCTGCCAGACGAATTGCGCAAGAACAGTTCGCTGTTATGCGTCAGACCAAGGCGCTTGCCCCACGACGAACCGCCATAGCTCCATAAGGCAGCGGCGTCGTTTTCATCAAGCTGCCAGTTCCATGCGCGTGTGTTTGCGGCGTTAGCAAAATACAGTTGGCTGGAAATTGAGGCACTACCGTTAACAAGACTACGGAAGCCAGAACCGTAGGCTTCAACCGTCGTTAAAACACTCGTAGATGAAGGGTCAAGGTAGCGGTTTGTGTTGTTGCTGTCATAGAAGATTGGTGCGCGGACATCGACGAACGCCGTTACGCTACCAGTGCCATCAATACGCAGACGCTCTGTAGTGCTTTCAAAAAGGCGGCAACCACCCGTAGCACCCCATCTGATTAACGCACCGTAACTGTTGTCATCTGGTGTCATGATGCGCGATTGGTCGCCGCGCCATGCTATGCCATATCCAGCTTGGACTGTGACGTTTCCTGAAGTTACATCAACTCCGCCCTCTACATTCAGCTTTCCAATACCAGATGCGCTAGTGCGGTTTATCAGGACGCTGCCGGATGTGTCGATACGCATGAATTCTGCACGCGAACCACCAGACGGGGTATAATAAACACCGAAGCCGCTTGATGGTGTGCTGCCACTGCGAATGTTGCCAAGCGAGAACACGTTGCCATACCAATCAAAGTTCAGCAGCTTAGTTGGTTGGTCGGCGGTATACGAGGGAGCTGTTGCGTATATCGAGTTGCTCTCTGTGGCAGAGGCAAGCGTTACCGTTCCAGTGTTAGAAATGTTTGTCGCAGTAGCTGCGTTGCCACTGATTGAACCAGCCGAAGTGATGTAGCCAGCAGGGTTAGTGGCGTTGTAAGGCGTGTAGCCAAGGGCAGTAGTCACTTGACCAGACGTAATGCCAGTAAGAACCCCCGCACCGTTAAGGGTTAAACCACCAGCGGCTGAAATGTTTAATTGGCTTCCCGACGCCTGTAGGCGCACATCAAAATCTTCAGCCGTGCTGTCTTTGAAGTCGATGTAAGCGCCGCCAGCGCCGCGAGTTAGCTCTATCGCACCGTCACTTCCCAAGATAGCTTGGTTGGCCCCGCTGTTTACCGTAATTGGCCCTGTAAACGTATCACCCGCACGGTTAGCTGGCGTGTAACCAAGTGCCGTGGTGACGTTGCCGCTGGTGATACCGGTGATGTATCCGCTGTCGTTCGTAAACTGGCTTAGGCTTGTTGCCTGCGGTTCGCTGGCTTCAATCAGGATCGTGCCGTTGTTCGCGTTGGAACGAACGACAAACGCTAGCGCCTGATAACGGCCAGAGGTCGGCTTTGTGCTGGTGAACCCACCAGACGTGTTTGGATATAGCGTTGTGCCGATTGCAAAAGCGGAAGTGTCGATGCCTTCCAGCAATCCGGTATTGATGATTGAGCCCAGTGCGCCACTAGATAGTGCGCTGTATACGACACCAACAGCGATGTCAGTTGAAGCCGACACCTTGGCGACTTCAAAGGCATTTTCGCCAGCGTTAAATCCAACCACCTTAACCACATCGCCCTTAGCGAGAATTTGTGTGGCCTTTATTTTGTAGTGGATATGGTCAGCGCCAACATGGTTGGTGATGCTGTCAATCGTCGTTCCGGTGATTGATCCACCAGTAATAGCAACATTGGAGGCGTCCACCAAAGTGGGTTTGCCGGTAAGATCAGCATACGCGCCAGTAGTTGCTACGGTAGCTAGCGACGAGGTATTAGCCTTCGTCCCCAGCTCCGTATTTAGATTCGTGAAGTTTGCATCAACTTCATTGTTGGTAAGAGGCGAGCCTTTTCCGGACCGCGTAACAATAGTTGCCATCTTTAACTCGCCTCAAAAAAATTACGCAGCGCCGATGGTCACAGTCCAAGTGATCGACATTGTGTCTGCCGCTTCTTTGTTTACAACGCCGAAGACGGTGCGGCAAAGCATGGTGCCAGCCGTTGATGCATTGAAGAGACCAGCTTCTGTAACAGCGCCAGTGCCAACACCAGCGCCAAACGTGGCGACAAATGCGACGGCATTGTTGGTTGCTGTAGTTGAGGTCAAGGCAACACGACCAAGCTCAGTACCAAGCGCAGTGTTACCGCTTGCTGCTGGAGCAGTGCCAGATCCAACAGCCATGTGCGACATTACAGTAGCACTGGCATCGCGGATGCGGCTTGCGATGAAGTTCAGACCAACGCTGACAACCAAGTTGTCTACGGTCTGTTCATCTTTGATCATGCCATCAGGACCGATGACTTGGATATTCAGTCGGCCAGAGGCCTTGATCATTTCGTTCGTGTTCATTTTTAACCTCAGAATGTTCTTGTAGCGCCCACGTAATCCTCCATGAAGTAATCGATATCGCAGTACCCTTGGCTTTTAACAAAGCCAGAGTCCGATGTCACCGCCTGATCTGCACGAGATTTACCGAATAATTTTTCCGGTACATCCGATGCATAAGCTGAATCGCTATACACCCTAGAGTAGCTCGATACAATCGAGATGATGTCGGCGGAAAAAGCTGTTTCAGCAAGCGATTTAAAGAACTGTATTGTCTGATCATCATCAGCAGAAGCGCCGTTAACGTCGTCTGTCGCATAGGCCAGATCCGATATAACTTTGCCAAAGGAGCGCGTGCGAACATCGCTCACCTCCACAGCATCTAAAGCCGACTTTGAGAAAAGCTTTTCCGCGAGATCGGCTGCAAGACCGGCGTCGATTAAAGACTTTTCTAAATCAATTATTTTTGAGTCGACTGTTGGAACAACGTCGTTAAGATTTTTTCCTGCCGTTCGTACACTGGTGTCAGTAGCAGACGCTTGGTCGACCCGCTCCTTCTGGAACGATGTGCTTGTGAAGTCCGTCGTGGCGGCAAGATCACTTAGACCCCTACCAAATGTCTTCGCGGCAAGGTCTATGGCACGCGGAGATTCGGATAATGTCCGCGAGAACGCCATCGTCTTCAGCAGGACGTCCGTTGCGGAAACCGGCTCACTACTCGCTTTCCCAAGCGATTTGATTGAGATATCGGATGCAGACAGGACTTCGGTCCGGATCTTGCTGGAAGTCTTTCTTGCAGCATCTGCGCCAGCTACAGCGTCAACCAGTACCTTACCTGCTTGGCGAGACATGGCGTCGCTAGCCGTAGCCTGATCGCTTCGCGTCGTGCTGAATGATTTCAGTGCGGCGTCACTAGCTGACGCACCATCCGACAAACTCTTGCCAAATAAGCGCAGTACTTGATCCAGAGCCTGCGTTGCATCAGTAAAGACGCGAAAGACAAGCCAATCACCAAGCTGGGCAATGGCTTTTATGTCGATGTATGACAGGCGTGAAGCAAGACGCACGTATGCGTTTTGCGTCGCTAGGGTCACATACTTACTTGCAGACGCTAGTAGTTTGTAGCGGGTCTCTGCTTTAAGCTCAGCTTGCTCTGTAGCGGCTGACAGCTCTGCGTACTTGAGCTTCGCCGCCATCCGGACAGCATCAACACTTTCAGTTTCACCGGCATCTGCCATTGGTTACTCCTTAAGAAAACTGTTCGCGAACCTGAAGTTTAATCAGCTCGTATACAGTCTGTATGCCGCCAGTGCCGGAGGTGTATTCGATCTCGCCTTCAAATACGCCAGCCGTATCGAGCGTAGATGCATCGAACAAAAACACTACCTCACCAATCAGTGGGTTTGTGTTGTTGCCGATGAGTGTTGACTTGACTGAGGTGCCGCCCACCTCACGTATGCGCAAGCGAACAGTGCTGCCGGTAAGGTTAACCAGCGCCCAAGTGGACTGATCCTCTGGGTCAAGTACTTTACCTGCAGCGGCCTCATTGCGATCACGCACAGTGACCTTGAGCTGTGGCAGTGTGTCGCCCTGAACGAGGTATATGGTCTCTGAATACGCCATTAGATGAACTCTCTTGCTTTAACCGTAAGTGCAGCGCCACTGTGGCCGTACTTGGCCTGACGCATAGCTGCAGCAACGCCGCGCTCGTAAAGCTGTCTGTTAGCGCCAGCAGCGCCGCCATCCATCCAAGGCTGTCCAGACATCATCTGCAGGCGGAACAGAGCTCCAGCCACCAGCGTTTCACGATGCTCGAGACCAATGGTGTCCGGAATCGTCGTTGAGGACTGTGTGGGCTTCAGCGTGTACAAAACCTTGAGGCTCTCCCGTCCTTCTGGCCTTGGACCAATTAAGACGTTACGGTTGTCGTATTGCGAAAAGTACGTTGCTGGACCGAAATCAGACAGCTCGATCTTCATGAAGGCGTCTTCATAAGGAACAGCCTCCAGCGGTCGACCGTCACGCAGGATCGACTTCACATGATTGGGCTCAGTGCCAGTGGGCGCGTCGAGCTCGTAGTCCGTCAGACCCCTTGTCACAGTTAGCGTCTGAGGCTCTGCACGATATAGATCTGTGCGTGCGCAGAAGTCTATGCAGGTGTCTCTGATAGCCCTCTCAGCGGTGAACTCAGGGCAGGACGGAGCCTCGCTCAGGACGTAGACGAAGAGGTCGCTGTACTTCACTGAGCGGTACGCCGTGGTTTCTGCGCTTCCATGCTTTCAAGTAAGCCGCCATCTGCCTGCGATTTGATACCAAGAGACGTCGTGAACGCCTGATAGTACACAGCGGCGCGGTTGAGGTTAGCGAACTCGCTATCCTTCTGGTAAGCGCGGTACATCATGTAGTCCATCAGCGCGTTTGCGTAGATGTCGTCGATGCCGATCACTTGCGTGTCAGTCGTGTAGTTCGAAACAACGATATCAACCGGTGCCATCGCGTAGATGATATCGATAGGGTGAGCCGCAGCAGGCTTGGGGAAGACGTAGAAGTTCTTCGGGTCTAGCGCGTCGTAGACGTAGTGCTTTACGCCGTCACTACCTACTACAGTTTCGTACCAAGTTGGAAGCTGGACATCGAGAATGCTGCGGTCAACCTTAGTGATTGCTCGACCGGCAGTGTTTCGAAGCACACTTATGAGGCGAAGTCCGTCTGCAGGCAGCGTCTGCTTAGCAGAGTTAGCACATGTAAACGAAGCGTTAACCGACTTCGCGTCTGGGCGAAACAGCACGACCTGCCGCTGTGCATCATTAAGGTAGTTCAGCAACTCACTCTGAGTCCAACGAACATACGTTGGATCTTGGAGTGTGATGCTAACCCGATTGATTAGATCAACAGCTTTGGTCGTCGCCATTTAGTTTATTCCCACTCAATAACTTCAAGATCTGGATTGCCCTTATATAGAGGACTCCAGAACCATTCCACACCCGTTTTCAAATGGCGCACGATTTTTGGTTTGCGCTCAGCTTTGACTTTAGCTTCAACAACCTTGCCCTTGTTATTTACGAGCGTTTTAACGTGCTCAACAAGATCCTCAATACGGCGACGCTTGTCGAGCTCTACGGCAAACTTGTCTCGTGCGTAGATGTCGAGCTCGTCTTTGCTCATGTCTTCAATAGCTTTTTCCACGGTGTACCTCGTTCTCTGCAGAGTAGAGGGCGGTATCTGCTCCGCCCTCACCTATGAAGAGAGGGGCGAGGTTTCCCCCGCCCCAATCCTATTAGGCAGTCGTCTTGAGCTTCATGGTGACGAGGGCGTTAGGAACAACGACCTTGTAACCGTAAACCTTCAGACCGCGAATGCCGTCGCCGAACGTGTCGGTCAAGCGAACTGTTTCGGTCTTCACGAACTGCGAAGCGAAGCAGGTAGCTTTAGGGTGACCAGCAAGGCAGAACGTCTTGCCAGCGTCGCCGCCCGAACCAATCGAAAGCAAGTTCGACTGATAGATGGTGAAGCGGTCAACCTGACCAACCTTACCGTTGCGGAGTGGCGAAGCAGCGTCACCGGTCAAGTAAGCTTGACGCAGTTCCGACTTCTTCAACATCTCGATGTAGAGAGGCGAGAGAACGAGGAAACGATCCGAATCAGGGATGTTCAATTCGTCCAGCTTGCGGCCAGCTTCGAGGATGTGGTTCAGAAGGGTTGTTTCTGAAACCGATGCCTTGTCCAAAATGGTCGTTGCAGCGGTAGGGATGTTGCCGAGAACGTCGGTCTCAACAGCAATACGCATCTGCTCAGCAGCATCCTTCGATGCTTCATTCTGGAATGCGATGTCGGCCTGAACCTTGAGGATGTCGTCTACCTTGAAGGCATACGACTTCGCCTTGTCGATGTTCAGTTCGACAACTTGGGTGGTGACATCAGCATACGAAACTGAGCCAGTGTAGTCGCCTACAGTGACGTTAGGAACGGTGCGGATGTTTACCTTGTTACCCTGACCCGAGATTTCACCTTCATAGTCGGTGTTCGAGATCGAGGGGAGTACTGACGAGGCATAAAACTTCGCTTGAAGCTTCTTCGAGAAAATTTCAGGAATGAAGTTCGCAGCGGAGTTTGAACCAGCGGTAGGAAAAGCAGGCATGTTAAATTGACCTTATTACAACAGGATTGAACTAACGGACTCGTCCATCCAGATACGCCTGATCGATCTCTGCCGAACGTCGCTCGAATTCATCGAGTGGCATACGGGTGATCTCTTGGCGGCTCCAAATTCGCTTGCCCGAGCTTGGGTCCGGTCGTCGGGCTTTGGGGAGCGTGGGTTCTGCAACCCGTCGCGCCTTCTCAACCTTTGAGACCGGCTGTTGCGGCTGTGTATCGAAGACTTCCTTATAACGATTGATAAGCTCGACTACCTCATGGGCGCTGCCGTCATTGGCTACACGCTGCCATACAGGCGTCTGACGCTCTAACCATCCAACAAAGTCATCTGACGTGACGATATCGTCCATGTCAGGGTGCGACTCGCGGATGGTGTCAAAGTGCTCGTTAAGAGTGCTCTGACTTTCAGTCGTTTTAACTTGGTCCCTATACTGTGTGACTGTCTGTTCTAGCTTTGCCAGCTTCTTCAGAAGCGGTGCAGCGATGTCTGGATATTCCTCAGCGAGGGTTTTCAGATCATCATCTTCACCGTCTCCTCTGTGCTGGGCATTTGCCAGTTCAGAGCTCAGCTCCGCATTCTGCTGACGTAGCGCGATTACTTCTTTGCGCAAATCCGCCGCTTCTTGCGTCGCCTTTGTCATTCGAGCCTGAGCATTCTTGATACGCTCGTTAGCGAGTTTGATCTGCTGTTGCAGGTCAGCGTCGCTTTCATCAGGATCTTGATCGCCGCGATCTTCTTCCTGTGGAATCTCTTCGCCGTCTTCCCCAGTGTCCGTCGATTCTACGGGTGGGTTTTCATCTTCCTCTGGCTGCGGCGGGGTGTCGGTCTCTTCAGCCTTCTGCTGATTCTCCGGTCCGTCCTGCTCTGCCATCATCTGTTTCAAAAGTTCGTCGGCTTCTTGCTCAAGCTTCTCAGGGTCTACCTTCATATCTCACCAATGTTTGCGGGTCCGCTACGGAGTGTCCGCGTTTCGTTTAGAAGACGGGTGTCTCTTACGAGGTCGTCTTCGCGCTCAAAACCGCTTGTGCGGTATCTTCTAGTTCAAGGATGAAGCGCAACTCTGCAGCTCTACCTTGATCAAATCTGTGGTCCGGAACGGTCTCCAACTTGTCCCTGCAAGCCTCCAGCCGCTCCATTAGAAAGGTCATCAAGTCCTTCCACTGGGGCTGCGCCGCCAGTTGGATCACCGCCTGCGCCGCTTGCGGCGAGCATCTGCTGCTGTTGTGCTTGCGCTTCAATTTGCAGCTCCTTGTCAGTCTTGATTACTTCGTCTGGATTGATGTCCATACTCTTTGCAATCTCCGTTAGCAACTCTTTACGTTTTGTTATAGCAACATCCATAGGATTACTTATCAAAGACATAAATTGCAGCAGGCGTTGCGAGCGAACTTCACGCTGAATGAGTGAAGTACTGCCTCGAGCAGTCACATTGAGATCGCCCTTGGCCTTCTCGTTGTCGCTCCACTCCATGTTCCAGTGGTACAGAGACTGAATCAGAGGAATGATTAGGTAGTCGTCGACGTTCTTTAATGTCGACTTCAGCGCGACGTTGGCGTTACCCATCAGGATGGACATGCCAGTAGCTGTCTTGTTGAGCTGCTGGCCTGCATCACCGTGCGTGTATGACGGCAAAGAGGTCGTCTCGTCAGCAAACTTGCGGAACATCTCGATGATGCTGGTCAGTCCATTGGCGTTTGCCACCGGCTGGTTAAAGCGGACGGCAGGAGCGTTGGGATCGCCGCCACTACGCAGGAAGACTTTCCAAGGATGGAGATCGGTTGGATCCTCACCGGCCTCGAGGAAGTCCATGTTGACTTCGACCATTGGGCCAGAGGAGATCGCCATGTTGTCGATGAAGATGCGGGTCGCTGCGTTCATCGTCGACTGCGAGTCGCGCATCATGCGAGGTACGCCTGTACCCCAGAACTGGTGCGGGTTACGCTCGTATGGGAAGCAGTTGTAAGGAATACGGCCATCCGGAATCGGGTTCAGCGTGGCGCGAATAACCTTGCCAGCACAGATCCAAATGTTTGCGTCGTAGTCGTCGTCTTCTTCAGAGCCATCTGGGAGCTCTGCGCCTGCCTCGAGAAGGTCGGTGCCGTTGATTGAGCCCCAGTACTCGAGCACTTCAAACCGGTTGTTTGGTCCAGACTGCAGCTTGATGTTGGCGACTTCACGACGGATGCGCTCGTGGTCTTCTTCAACGTGGTTGCCGCGAGGACTGTCGGAGAGGATCTCCTCAATCGCATCGCTGTCGAAGCCGTCAAGGTCACGCAGGTCGCGGAATTGGCGGCGGGTAAGAACGTGGCGGCGGAACAAACCATGAAGGTCTTCGTTCGATGTCGCGTAAGGATCTGGATATATGTCGAAAATCGATACCGATTCGATGTCCGGCTTGACCTGCTCGACGACAGTAAGAGAGTGCGCCTGCACGCCGTTGACGTAGCTACGCTTCCAGCGCTTGTTGCGCTCGATTCTAACGGTGCCGCCCTTGATACAGCCGGTGCCGAAGATGCAGGATTCCATGATGGCTTCCTTGATCTTCTGCTCAGCATTGGCTTCGCCAAGTTGATCGCGAACAAGGATGGTCATTTCAGAAGCAGCTAGCTTGGCGCGGCGTCGAACCTCATCACGCACTTGATCCATGAGCTCATCGCGACGCTCATTGATGATATCGAGAACCATTGTCGGCGAAGCTGCACCAGACGCCTGCATAATTTCAGCAGTGGCCTCTTTGGTGATCGCAGCCATCTCGAGCGGATCCAGCTCAGGTATTGCTGTGGGATCGATGCTGTAGAAGTCCTGACCACTCTGGAACAGAAGGTCGACCAGACGCGAAAACGCCGACATCACCTTAGTGCGGGTGAGGCCGACGAATACTTTCGAGCGTGTACCGGTTAGTTTGGCGAGGACGTCGGGGTCATATTCCCCCAAAAATTGGCGGAAACTCGAGAGCCACTCATCCTCAATGTCATTACGGGCGTCTTTGTACTCAGTGAACAAAGATTGCAGACGCGGACCCAGACCCTGAAACTCTTCAAGGTCTTCCTCACGTTTCTCTACTGGTGCGAATTCTCCATTTTCTTCGTCTTCTATCTCGTCTTCGTACATCAATACCCCACGACGCTATCGAACGGCTCGTACCTTGTGGCCGCAATCTTTGACTTGCGGTTACGCGGCATCGAGTTAAGCCCGAATAGAGCTATTGCATATGACATTACTCTGTCATCAAAGCAACCCGACTTAGCATTCGTAATGCCTTTGTCATCAATGACGTAATTACGCAACTCTTTTACAAGTTCTACGTCTGCTATTCCACTATCGCGCTTACGCAAAAGTGCAGCGAGGTTATCGATGATCAATGGTTTTGTCTTACTGGACGTATAAAAACCTGCACGCTTAGTCATTCTGTCTGCATACGCATCATCGACTGTGTGTTCAACATAAAGATTGGGGTAACCTAAATCCTGCATGCGGCGGATTGTGGTCAGACCGTGGTTGTTTCGCTCAGGAATAATGTAGGCGCGGTTGAACATCTTGCCCAATGCGGCGAGCTGGTCACCCAATTCGTATGGATCAATGTGCAAGTGCCACGTCGCGACCTGCCTACCAAGCGAATCCAGCACCTGAGCCACTGTGTAGTCTCCATGCGCCAGCCCTTCAGCGACGTCGACGCCGATGCAGTACCGCTCATCTGGATCGATGCGCTTGATCCACTGCTTGTAGGATCCTTTTTCGTGTGGCGTGATGTTGCCATCCTTGAAACTACCCTCCACTTCTGGTGTGTAGCAGTTACGCTCCGCGTCCATGAGGCAGTCTTCTTCAACGAAGCTGCGGCCAGAGAACAGGAATGCTTCCTCTGGCGTGCAGGGATACTCCTGCTTGAATAGATCCAGAGATCCAAGCTCGTCTATCTTCGACCGCCGCCAGTTCAGCTTCTCGTTCGAGAGGCTGTATAGCGCAGCGAGCTTTGCTTCCTCTGCCGTGACGGCGAAATACGGATCGCACTTCTTCTCGTACTCTGGAAGCCAGAACCACGGGATAAAGATAACGATCCAGTCGCTGTCTCCTCTTAGCGCCTTCATCACCTGTTCGTAGAACCAGCCGCCTGCGCCGTTCGCCGTGGACTCAACGATAACTTCGGAGTTTTCGGCGGGGACAGACTGCAGCAGGCCTGCCACAATCTCGCCACTGTTTGGATAGAATGCTGCCTCAGATGCATGCACGTAGCGGTTTGTCATACCGCGACCAATGTTTGTGGATCGCGCAGTACCAATACGATACTGGGAATTCAGCTTGTCGAACTCAAGCGATGTGGTGGTGCTCGACTTCAGGGCTGGCTTAAAGATTGGGTGAGCCGCGTTGTCGTAGAAGAACTTGACCATGCGGAAGATGGCGGTGGTGGACTCAGCAAGGTGAGAGAGCACGAAGGCGTTGGCGTTCTTGGTCTTGGTGGTCTTCCAGTAGAAGCGGCCTTCCACGTAGGTGGAGATCCCCATCTGGCGACCTTTAATGACCAGAGCTCGAATGCGACCGGTTTCTGCTAGCTGCGTCTCGAGCTTATCGTGCAGGATGAGCTGACCGCGATTGAGCTTGAACGGCTTGATCTCGCTCTTCTTGTCGACAATGCGCAGCACGTTCTTTGCGTACATGGGGAAGTCCCCCATCAGCTTCTTCGCGATTTCCTCTATTTCCACGAACCAACACCTTTAACGATATCCAAGCACCAGTCGACCAACTCATCGTCGTTCATTCTGTGCTTCATGTAATTTACGGCAGAGCAAACAAGCCTTACGTTGTCGGCGGCATAAGGTTTATTTGAATCTATCCGGTCAATGCTGACGTTGGTGCCTGCGCCATCACCGCCGAATGTAAAGACTTTACGGGTAACCGCGCAGCGCCCGTCTTGTTTCTCGAGGAGCTCTAGCAAGTGAGCAAGCGTGAAACAATCTGATGCGCACCC